ATCTTGGAACTAGTGCAGGTGGTGGTCAGATTATTGATGAGAAAGCTATCTTAGATGATGGTGGTAGTGCTGTTACTTTAGCAGCTAACTCACCCATAGCTATTGTTTCTAATGGTGTAGGAGCAGCAGCTAACGAGTTTGCTAGAGTTGGAGGTGGTCCTGCTACTAATGAAGCAATTACCTTTGCAGGAACTTCTTATTCTGCATCTGAAAGGACTTTACATATTAGATTAAAAGCTTTAGCTTCAGATTTAGCTACCGCAGCAACTACTGTTACTTTTATTATTAATTTTCAAGCAGGTGTATAAAACCTAAATGGAAAATAATAACTCTTTAATAGATAATGCAGATAATTTATATTTTAATCCAGTTCAAGATGAAACTGGTTTAAATATTGAATTAGATGAGGCTTTAAAGTCTAATTTAGTAGGATTAATAGAGTCTCGCTATCTTAATGCAGAACAAGCTAGAGATTCTGATGAAAGTAGATGGCTATCTGCTTATCATAATTTTAGAGGAATTTATGGTAAAAGAACTAGATTTAGGGAGTCTGAAAAATCTAGAGTATTTGTAAAAGTAACTAAAACAAAGGTATTAGCAGCTTTTGGACAACTGGTAGATGTTATTTTTGGAACAGGTAAGTTTCCAATAGGAGTACGAGAAACTATTATACCTGAAGGTGTTTCAACATATACTCATGTATCTCCAGATCCTCAAATAGAAACAACGCCTCCTCAACCTGAACCAGAACAACAAGTAGACCCTTTTGATGTAGGATATGTAGGAGATGGAAGAGTTCTAAAACCTGGAGCTACTTTTGGAGATGGAGAAAGTTTATTTGAAACAACTGTAGAAGAGTCAGATCTTCCCATAGCAGAAGGTGCTTCTCCTATTCCAGAAATACTAGAGATGTCTCCTGCAAAACAAGCAGCACGTAATATGGAAAAGTTAATTCACGATCAAATAGAAGAATCTAATGGTGGTAGTGAATTAAGAAATGCACTATTTGAAGCTACATTATTTGGAACAGGAATAGTAAAAGGTCCATTTAATTTTAATAAAACTCTTCCACGTTATGAAGAAGTAAATGGAGAAAGAATATACAAACCAGTTATGGTAAGAGTTCCAAGACTAGAGTTTGTTAGTCTTTGGGATTTTTTCCCAGATCCAAATGCTACAAGTTTAGAGGAGTGTGAGTACGTTTTTCATAGACACAAATTAAATCGTTCTCAACTTAGAGCATTGGCTAAAATGCCTTACTTTGATGGGGATAAAATTAGAGAGTGCTTACAGCTTGGAGCTAGTTATACAGAAAAAGACTATGAATATGAACTAAAAGATGATCAAAGAACACAGGAATATGGTTCTGATCTTTATGAAGTATTAGAATATTGGGGAATAATGGATGCTCAATATGCTAGAGAAGTAGGTATAGAGCTTTCAGAAGAAGTAGATGATTTAGATGAAGTACAGATAAATGCTTGGATTAGTAATGGAATACTATTAAGAGCAGTAGTCAACCCATTTACACCCCATAGAATCCCATATAATGCGTTCTCATACGAAAAAAATCCTTATAGCTTCTTTGGTATAGGGGTAGCAGAAAACATGAATGATTCGCAACAAATTATGAATGGTCATGCAAGAATGGCTATAGATAATTTAGCTCTATCTGGCAGCTTAGTATTTGATGTAGATGAAACTGCCCTTGTAGGTGGTCAGTCAATGGAAATATATCCTGGAAAAGTATTTAGGAGACAAGCAGGAGTTCCTGGACAAAGCATTTATGGTATGAAGTTTCCTAATACTTCTACAGAAAACATGATGATGTTTGATAGATTTAGACAGCTTGCAGATGAACAAACAGGAATACCTAGCTACTCTCATGGACAAACAGGTGTTCAAAGTATGACAAGGACAGCCGCAGGTATGTCAATGTTATTAGGTGCTGCTTCTTTAAATATTAAAACTGTTGTAAAGAATTTAGATGATTATCTTTTAAAACCTTTAGGTGAAGCATACTTTCAATGGAATATGCAATTCTTTGAAGGTAAACTGTCTACTAAGGGTGATCTAGAAGTTCAAGCTATGGGTACTAATAGTTTAATGCAGAAAGAAGTTCGTAGTCAAAGACTTACTATGTTCTTACAGACTGCTCAAAACCCTGCTATTGCACCTTTTGTTAAAATGTCTAAGATTGTTAGTGAACTTGCTTACAGTTTAGATTTAGATCCAGATGAAATATTAAATGATCCAGAAGAAGCTGCGATAATGGCACAAATATTAGGAGTACAAAATGTTGGACAAACAGATGGCAATGAAGTTGAGTCCCCTAGTGAACGACAGGGACTTATGGGAAGCCCTGAAGGAACACCTGAACAACCTCAAGAACTTGGAGTTACGGGTACTGGTGGCGGCAACATCGGAACAGGAAATGTACCGCAGCCAGGGGAAAGTGAATTTTCTGGATAACTTATTAATTTTAAAAGAAAAAGTAGCTGAAACTAAAAATAGGAAAGATTAAATGCTTACAAATGAAACTTCAATACAGGAAATGTCTACTGATGATTTTAGACAGCGTTTAATAGAAAGAGTTAAAAGACAAGCTACTGATACAGATGAATCTACTATAAGAGTACAAGAAATTATTAAATCTATTGAACGTCTTCCCGATTCTAGAATCAAAGACTTACAAGAACAAGAGGTATTATCAATGACTAATACACGTATGCAAAGTAATACAGGTGGTCTTTTAGGTGATTTAGATAAAGATGGTAAGTTATCTGGATATGAAGCCAATAGACAAAAAGCTATTGAGGATAACATGAGAGATAAAAAACAAGAAGGTGGATCTATGCTTGTTCCTCCAGAAATGGATACAACTCCTATAGATACTTATCCTAATGTACCACCAGAAGAAATGGCAGAAGTAAAAGCATCACAAGAGCCAGATGAAGTTATGGAAGATAACTATGAAGAATTTGTTTTAGGTGAAGCTATTTCACCTGAAGATAATACTTATTTAATGACTGCACTAAACTCAGATCCAAAATTGCAAGAAATTTTTAGTAAAATTATGGACACTGCTTTTGAGTTTTCAGGGGCAGGTAAAGTTGAAGGACCAGGAACAGGAGTATCAGACTCTATTCCTGCCAGACTATCAGACGGAGAATTTGTAATAACTAAAAAAGCTACAGATCAAATAGGTGCTGATAATTTACAGACAATGATGGATAACGCAGAACGTGCTTATGATGGCGGTCTGCAAGGATATGAATTAGGTGGACTATTAGAAAAGCGTTCTGAAGAAACACTAGATGGACCTCAAACGGAAAAACTAGTGCGTCAAAAGATGATTAATGCTGATAGAATGCCTAGCATAAGGCGATAAGGCTACTTCTTTGAACCCCTTATCATTTTTTAATCTGACAGGCTACCTTATATTAAGCCCCTGAAGGAGAGTGACAATGACACAAGAAAGTGTAGAACCAACACCAAACCCATATAACATGAGAAAAGAATGGCACACGCCTGATATTCCTAGTCATGGAGATGCGAATGGGTTATTTTATTCAACTAAAGAATCACAGGCTACCTCCAACGAAACAGTTGAAGCCCCTGTAGAAACTAAAAGAGCTAGAACTAATTATAAAAAGCGGTATGATGATTTAAAAAAACATTATGATGCTAAACTGGCAGATTTTAAACAGAAAGAACAAGAACTTTTAGCAAAGGCTAATTCAAATAGAGCTTCATATAAGCCACCTAAAAGTATTGAAGATCTTGAACAGTTTAAAACAGAAAACCCTGATTTGTATGCAACGGTTGAATCTGTTGCTCATTTGCAAACACAACAGCAAATGGAAGCGGTTCAACAAAAATTATCAACTTTAGAAGAAAGAGAAAGGATGTTATCTAGGAAAGAAGCTGAAACTTCTTTAGCTCAAAGACATCCAGACTTTGAAGATATTAAAGGCGATGAAAATTTTCATACTTGGGCAAAAATGCAACCAGAACAAATACAGCAGTGGGTTTATCAAAATCCAGATAATGTAGAATTAGCCGCTAAAGCAATAGATCTTTATAAGTTGGAAACAGGTATCTTAACTTCTCAAAAATCAAAGTCACAACCCAGAGGAAATGCAGCAGACTTTGTATCTACTAAAACAACTTCAATAGATACAAAAGAGCCTAGAATCTGGTCTAAACAGGAGATCGCAAAGATGTCTATGCGTGAGTTTGATAAATATGAAGCAGAAATAGATCAAGCTATCATGGAAGGCAGAGTGCGACCTTAATATTAATTTTTAAAGGAGCAATATAATATGGCAGCTAATACTTCAGATAGGTTTTTTGAACCTAGTCCGGATACTAATGCGAACTTTGCTAATTCCGTAGCAGGTCAAACTAACTCATTCTTCATGCCAGAAATCTTTTCCAAGAAGGTACTTAACTTCTTCCGAAAAGCTTCTGTAGCTGAAGCTATCACTAACACAGACTATGCAGGAGAAATTGCAGCTTTTGGAGATTCTGTAAAGATTATCAAAGAGCCAGTAATTACTGTAGATCAGTACGAGCGTGGTCAAGACATTACAGCAACTAAACTTACTGATCAGGAACTAACCTTGATTATAGATAAAGCTAACGCTTTTAAGTTTATTGTTGATGACATTGAAACCAACATGTCTCATGTAAACTTCAAAGAAGTTGCAACCTCTTCAGCCGCATACTCTTTGCGAGATGCTTTTGATCAGGGTGTAATTATAGATATGTTTGCAGGAGTTTCTGCATCATCACCTAATCATATTTTAGGTTCTGATAGTGCTACTGATCTTGCAGCAGGTACTTTTGATGGTACAGGTAACTTGGATATTGGTTTTGCTTCAGGTGAACATGATCCAATAGATGTTCTTTCCAGAATGGCTAGACTTCTTGATGATTCAAATGTACCTGAAGAGGGACGTTGGTTCCTTGCTGATCCACAGTTCTATGAGGTACTAGTACAAAGTTCTTCTAAGCTTTTGTCTGTTGACTTTAATGCAGGACAGGGTTCAATTCGTAATGGATTGGTAAGCTCTGGAAAGCTACGAGGATTTGATATGTATAAGACTAACAATATTGCCGCGACATCTTCTGCCGCAGGTAAAATTATTGCAGGTCATATTTCTTCAACTTGTACTGCTCAGACCATTACTAACACAGAAGTAATTCGTGATCCAAGCAGCTTTGGAGATATTGTACGAGGTCTTCATGTGTATGGAGCAAAAGTGCTTCGTCCAGAAGCATTAGTCTCTGCCTTTTATGGTATTGACTAACTAGTAGTAAATTATTCTTCGCATAGATCATGCGTGAAAAGATCACTAATTTTCTATGCGGAGGATTTATTATGGAATGTACATACATATATCGCGGTGTAAAATACACAGTAATTAAAAAAGTAAGGTAATATTTATGCCTCAGTTAGGATCTGACAAAAGCCCTATAATGATTAACTCTAAAAAAAGAGGGAAGTCTTTAGGGCTTTCAGGTAAGTTTTATAACCCTGAAAGAAAACAAAAGTTTGATGAAAACTACGAT